AATTCAGTTGCATCCCGCAATACGCCGGAAATAATATTCTGAAATGTGGAACCATTCCATGTACGCACACTGATGGCAGTGTACATGTTGTTTCCAGTACCGCTTTCAATTCCCCGGATCTGGAATTTTAGTGTTTGTGCGGCAATTGTTTGTGCTGCTAATGGCTCGCTGACATACTGCCTGTACAGAATATCTTTATTAGTAGCATCAGCATCCGAAAAAGAAACGGTCGTCATGGTGGACGCGATTTTTGTTGTGACGGCATTCAGACGTGCAGCAATAGATGTATCTTCCCACGCACTGTTATACGCAGGTGACACACTGGGCGTACCACTGTATGGCAAATAGAATCTAGTAGCCATAAGGTTTATAGGACGGTTTTCACCGTCCTATCTATTAGGTTGTTGGATCTGGTATCTCTATATCCCAGGTTGTCAATGTGAAAACGTTTCCGTTTGTGACTGCTTGTGTGGCATTCAATGCTTGCTTCGCCAATATCTTACTGGCAGAATCGTCCGTCAATACTTTCCATGCAGCCGTTCCGGTCGCCGTCACCGTACCATCTGTAATGGCTGTGACTGGTAATTTCCTACCAGAAACATCGCCATTGGCAATTGTGCCTGTTGCAGGCGCAGCTTTCACACCCAGTTTATAAGTTGCACTGGCTTCCGCAAAAGTCATTGGTTCCTGTGAACAGATATAAAGATTTTCTACATTCGTTTTGATGTAATTCAGAGCAGCATCAAGTGCGTCATCATGAATCATCCCTGCCATAGATCACTCTCCAATTCTTTTACATTCGCGGTCGTAGAATGAATTTTCCAATTGTGAAATCGCGGTCCAATCGATATTTGTTCCCATGATCATCAACGATCACGATGTTGGGAATGTCTTTCATTTTGATCACAACTTCTTTTGGCTCAATTGTTAGACCTTCTACAACTTCTTTTTCCAGTTTTGGTTCCGGTATTTTGGCAACTGGTTTTTTGGTACCTGTTTTTTTAGTAGTCATAATTAAATGCCACCCTCCTTATTGGGGAGGGTGGCTCCTTATTAACTAAAATTTGTTGTGTCGTCCTGCGGGGACAGGTCCAACAGCCACAGCACCGAAATCGGGGGTAGTACCGCCCAGGGTCAAATGAGCGCGTCTATAACGTGCATCTGATTGTCCTGTCATAAAATACTCACCGACAACAGTGATGGATGGGAATACAAGAAAATCACGCCAGGTTGAATTGTCGTCACTTTCCTGAATTTTTACTGCCAGGGTTGGGGTGGTTCCACCCGCTTCCGGCACATGCACCTGGTAGGTTTGTGAAACCATGTCCACTCCCATATCGACACCAGTCAAACTGGTTTCGGAAGCGGCCAAGTCAGTTGCATCAGAGCGTAAAAGTAGATTTGCATCAAACATTTTCAATCCTCCTTATGCAGCGATAATGCCATGCAGTTGGTAAAGACTGCGCGGATGTGTTACGGCTAAACCGATCACCCAGTCAATGACAGTGCGATAGGTCACGCGATCTTCGAGCAATCCGGCATCATCAACTTCTAATCCGTATTCCTGCCATCCGGTCAAAAATTCCTGACCGACAGTAACGCCGTAAATAGAAGTACATGCTCCACCTGTGAGAGTCGTACCATTCGCGTTTTCAACATTGCCGATAATCTGTGTGGTTTGATCGGATTTGTAACCCGCATCAATAAAGGTTGCATTCTTGTACTGGTACAATTCGCGGCCTAATTGATCTTTGGTTACAGACAATACACCTGCCTGTCGTGCTAACGACCAGTACGCATCAACAAAGTTTTGTTGGTGATCAAATACTTCGATCCACCTTCCGGCATATCGTAAAGCAATTGATCGAGAAAATCAAAAAATGTTTGCGTATTGGCTGCAAGAGCAGCAGCGTCCGGAGAAATATCCAAACCAGCACCAGCAATTTTGTTTGCTGAATGATCTTTCTGAATACGGTAATTGATACCAGTGATCGCATCTGGATCTACCTCTGGATTACCAGTAATGAATTTATCATTGAAAGCAAACGCCATTGATTTGACAGCTTGTTTCGTCCATAATGAGCGCGCATCATACAGGGTATTACTGTTCTTGACGTACATTTTATCTACGTCAATGTAATTACCGAATGAAAACGCGGTTTCCTGGACAAGATCAACACGACCTTTGCTAGATCCATGATCTTCCCCAGCGCGCCGCCATGATACCGATGGAAGCCCAGCTTCCCGGATAACCTGGACAGATAAAGCTCCAACATTAGCAAATGGGAGAATGTCCATGAGTTTGGACGCGTCCCGTAAAACATCTGCTACGCCGGAGATAAGTGGTTTCGGACTGGCTGAATAATCAGCTAAAGTTAGTACGGCCATTTTTATTTCCTTTCCTTATAGGCTTTGGCAAATTTGTCCATTGGCTTCATGCCTGCCAGTGGATGACCAGGTGAAGAACCACCAATGCCCATCGGAAGTTGTGCCATTGGATCTCGAGGTAGTTTTCCCTCATTCGCCAATCGTTCCTTTTTTGCTTCCATAGCTTTTTCGTATGTGCTAACGAATCTGTATGATCTGGAATGATCGACCATTTTTGCTTCCGGGTCATCATCGTTCAATTCAAACCCAAAAGTTTTTTCCAACGATTCAACTTCTTTCATGGCTGCCTGAACCACAGGATCCGTACTCGATTGGTCTGGTGTAGGTTGCTGGCCGGCTTCCTGTGACAAACCATCATTTTGAAATTCGGTCACGATCTCTTGTCTTTTTAGTTTTTCGATGTTGGTGGCCATTTCATCTGTCACATCAACACCGATCTTCTTTAGACCTTCGATCTGCGATTGAACGTCTTTCTTGATCCTGGCTTCCTGCTTGTCCATCTGCTGTTTCTGTAAACGATAAAATTCGCTCATTGATTCAGTCATGGACTTTTTGACAATTTCCTGCACTCGAACTTCTGTGAGTGGTTGGGGTTGACTGTCAACTTCCTGTATTGCACTTTGTACCTCCGGTTGGCCTTCCGGTTGTTCAACAAATGTTACAGGGTTTATGCTCATAGTAGTACCTCCTGGGTATTCATGTTTTTGATTATACAATAATCACTGATTAATACAATCACTCTATTTGAGTGTCGGCCAAACGTAGGCGTTCAGCCAATTTTCCATCGAACCGGCCGGAGATCCAGCAGCTTTCCATAACCTGGTCAACTCTGCTCTCGCGCCGGATGTTAGATCACGCCCATTATAAAAATAACTGGCGAGTAATCTCAATAATGCTGGATCCAAACTTTCCGCTTCTGGCACTGAAACTTCCTGTGTCTGTGAGGATCGATCTTCACCCAGAATATATTTTGCCAAACTTTCATCGCTCAAAATATAGGGAGCTGCTTTCGGATAAGCTGCTGAATACTCTCTGCGGAAATCCCAATAGTCTGTCAACTCTGGATGTTTGTCCAGAAATGCGCGCTTCTGGCTGCTGCTTGTTATGTCGAAGTATGCGCTCTGTGTGTCATAGATGCCGGGGAAGTAATCTGAAATCTGTGCGCGGTATTGGTAAACTGCAACCTGTATCTCCTGTGGCAATCCACTCAATTCAGATTGTTCGCCTGTCAAATACTCTGCGGTCGCCGGGTTGAGAGCAATAAATTTATTTCTCCAATCCTGATATTCGCCAATGATGGGAGTATTTTTGCGCATCAATTCTTGGCTTTGTGGATCTAAACTGTACAACTTTTCCAGCATTTCACTGATGCCAGGGAACTTCTGATCTCGTTCTGTCAGATATTTATCAAGCAGTTTATCGACTTCCTCTGGTATCTGCGCACCTGGTATCTCTGTGGCAGTTTCCCATTGTTCCGGCATCTTCGAACCCAGTGACTTCGCCCATGAAGCGTAGGTTTCTGTGCTGATGTCGTCATAATTGCGCGTGTCTTTATTCATGAATGACAATTCGAATGTCTGTCCAAACGCATCAATGACATTATTCTTTTCGTAACTATTCATATCATTGAACTGTTCCCATATCCGCGATCGCAAGAATGTACGTAACATCTTCTCCGGATCTTCTGTGTTGTTGGCTGCAATCCTGGCTTCATACTCTGGAAATTCATCCCAAAATTCTGTGAGTGCATTCTTATCTTTGCCTTCGAAGTATGCTTCCAATGCTTTACTGTATTCGATTGCGATCGATCTCATTTCCTGTTCACCTTCTGGGAAGAAATCCAATCCAACGGATGAAAAGAACGTGCGCGGATTCATTTGTTTGGCAACTCTTGTTTGCGCGGTGGTGTAATTGGGTCCCTTGCCATCAATCATTTCGCGTATGGCAACCTGCGGATCTACTAAACCATCCGCAACCATATTTGATAATTCGCGGTTGATGCGGTAATCTTCGAACTGATCAACTTCGTCCAACCCAAACCCTCTGCGGAAGGGAGCTTCCACATTGACACCTCTTGGACCGCCAACGCCCAGCATACTGGTCAATGCTTGAAACACTCTAGTAATGGGTAATTGACTGATCTTGTCCTTGTCACCCAAAGATGTGAAGTTGGCTGCGATCGACAATGGCAATGACGGACTTACCAATGCACTGGCATAATCAAACGGTTTATCAAATTCCAGATCTGTGGTTGTCTTTGCTTCTTTTATGGCTGCACTCCAAACGGTTCCGGATTTATTATTGATTGCTTCCTTCGCCTGTTCTTCTGTGATCTCTCCATCTTCCAATTGTTGTTGCACAACTCCGGCTGCTTTTTTATTCAGCATATTGTTGTCGTCCTGCATTCTGCGGAAGGGAGCTGTCAACTGCCTGAATGGGTATATCTGTTTGAATGGATCTACATAAATCGTCTTGCCCATCCAGTCTGGTAAGAATGGAACTGGGATACCAATCTTGTTTTTCAACCTGGTTGGAAATCCTTCTTTGTCCTCTGACTCTTGCCCGAATGTCATTATGCGGTAGTAATCCGCAAGAACACCAGGGTTAGTGGCAACGCGAGCAAACCAATTCAACGCTGATCTTGTATACCAGAATTGATAAGGATAGAAACCACCCAGTATGTTGTCTGCGCCTGTGCGCTTGGTGTAATCATGTAAAGCAAAATCGCGCTTACCCATTGCATATTGAATGGCTGCCATCTTGGTATTGGTCATATCAGAATAAACATTGCCCAAATATTTACGCAATTCTTTCTGCTGATCCTTTGTAAGTTTGCTACCAATGCTTGTCCTGTCCGGGATCTCCGCATCTGTCATTTGTTTTTCAGCTTTGTTGAGTGCTGGCAACACATCTTTCAACCATCCCTCATACAACATTTCATCGTATGGTGGTGGTAATACCTGGTCTGCGGTCCCGAATGGTGCGCCTACTGCTACTTGCTCTGTTTCTTCGATCGGCTCTGGCTGTGGCTTTGCAACTGGTTCTTCTGGCTGGGGTCTGGCTGGCTGGACTGGCTGTTCAATGGCACTGTCCACGACCTCACCAGTGGTTGGTACGGCGGGAGCGGTAACTTCTTCTGCTCTTGTTGTGCTGGCGAAGTCTGTTTCTTTTCCGAGTGTTTTTGTGACTCCATCTAATATCTCTCCTTTTGTTGGTTGACCACCAAATAATAAATCCTGTCCTGGTGTGTCCTGTGACAGTGCGGACTTGACATATCCGCTGATCATCCTGCGCAACTTGCTTTCGCTGCGCTTGTTGCTATCGATAAACAATAACAATGCGCCCTGGAAATCATTCAATTCTTTATCATAGATTGACATCTGTTTTACATAATCGGATGCGCTTGTTTTTCCTTCCTGTCGTAGTCTGACATAGACATCGATCGCTTTTGTGAGATCCTCTGCTAATGCCAGGTCAGGTGATATTCTGCCTGTCTTGGCTGCGCCTTCCAATGCAGCAAGCTCGCCCATAGTTTTGATCAGGACGCTGTTCATATTCTTGATGCCTTCGTCTGCCTGGTCAGTGATCACACTCAATAGACGCTGCCCGGCTTCATCCGGGAATACTTTTAGCATCATTGCATACGTCATTCTCCTTGCGCCACTTATGCTCAACTCACCTTGTTTATTGAGGAAATTTCCTCTCTCATTGGTTGGCACATTGGCCATGTACTCTGCTACAAGCGGTTGATTTACATCTTTGAATAATGCGTCTAATGCTAATTCGCCTTCTGCGATCTGCAATTTAGATAACATATCATCACTCACAAACTTCAAATCCTGAATTGCCATTTCATAATCGCTCAAAACAGCAGAAGATCCTTTGTTTGAAATGGAGGTATATTTTTCAGTATTGACATCTTCTGATACCATCTCTCTGACCAATACTGGATGTTCAATGCCCTCTGTAGATAATCCATATTCTTCCGCTGCGATCTTTACTGCATCCTGATAGGCTTTGTATTTCTCCGGGTACATCGCTCTGGCTCTGCGCAGTGCAATTGTTCTACCATTGCCACTTTCAACTACCATATTTCCTTTGCCTATGGTTGGAGTACCTCGATCAGTAGCATGCTGTTCCAGTAGATAGGATGTAGGTTTCAATTGCTTTGCAATCGTATCGACCTGCATCATACTGGCTGCTCGATCTCTTTCTCTTGGCTGTAATTCCTGTGGATAATTTGGATTTTCTTCTAATGCGTCTGAATGGGAAGTGATCAGTTCATCAAGATCAACGACCTTGTATTCAAACTGATATTCGTTTCCTTCTGGGTCAAGCGCGATTGTCTTTACATCTTTCGGTCCAATCGCTTCCTGCCCTAATTCCCCGCGATTTGGAATTACGAATGATCTATCGTATGCTAATCCCTCCAATGGGGTTTTGTATGTAGCTGGATCTTTGGGAACATTTCCGTATCTTTCTTCTGCATTGGAAAGATAAAGGTCTGCATCCATATCTTGTGGTATGTCCAGTTTTCTTACTTCGCCTTCAACGGTTGCGCCTAACATCTTCATCTTCTCTGCGATAATAGCAGCATTCCATTGATCGGTTGGCGTGTCACCAAACAGATAAACGATCTTTGGTTGACTCTTGGTGGTCATACGCCATACGCGACCTGCGCCCTGAATGTTTTCTACTGCGGAAAATGGAGCTGTCATAAAGATAATTGTTCGTGGTGCATTTCCTGTAATGTCGTCCAGGTTGATACCAGTTCCACCACTCTCTAATGTCGCGAGCATTACTCTGGCACTACCATTCTGGAATTGATCCATACTGACAGGTGCTTTCACCTTTGTGCCACCATGTAATTCTGCAATGTCCTTGATGCCCATTGCTTCTAGTTCTGCTTTCAGTGTCTTTACTGTGCCTTCACTCTGGTGAATAATTTCTTCAATGATGTCAACAAGTTCCCGGTTGCTGCCCCATACCTTTGTACGTTTTACAACTTCACTATCATTCACGCGTGATAAGAATACAACCACTTGGCGGCCTGCATCCAGTTCTTGTTTGACTAGGTTCTTTACGATCGGGATCTTCATTGGTTCTTGCTGCCGTCTTTGGTGCATCAATACCAGCGCTTTTTGTAAACCACTTACTTCGCCATTTCTGGTAAAAGCATCTTCAATCTTTTGTAAGATCGCTTTACCTGCTGCGTCGATCGGAAGTTTCTGGAATTGTACCGGGATACCATCCATGCTGATCTCACGTTTGATCATCTGTCCTTGTTCGGTCATACGATCAAACAATTTTCCCATGCGCTTATAAACTTCCTGGGAACCGATAGATGAATCGACAACCCATACGGTTATTTGTCTTTGATTTCTACCTTTGCCAACTTTGATGGTGCGCTCTGTCAATCCCAAACTTCGGTAAGCAGCATCACGCGACTTGCCTTCGAAGATGTTGGCGCGCATCATGTAATCAATATGCTGTGGCTTATCTGCCGGGGTTGCGGAAGCATAAACTACTCCATAGGCTTCGCCCGCAAGTTGAATACCTGTTTTTGCCCGGTTGCTTTCTGCATTCTTTAGTGCGTGTGCTTCGTCGAAAATAAAGATTGCATCTTTCAAACCATTCGCGTATTCAAACCCTTCCATGCGCTCATAGGTTGTGAGATAAACTTGACCTGGTTGGAGTTCAGATTCGCCATGCGGGGATAATTTCACATTGACACCCATCGTATCAGCGTCATTCCTGAATGATCCGGAGAATGTTTCTTTATTCCAATCCGCTTTGATTACTTCTGCTTTGGTAACAATGATTACTGGTCTGCCCTGGTCTGCGTATGTTTTGGCGATCGCCAATTCCTGGCGTGTCTTGCCTGCGCCTGTCCCATCCGCAAGAATAAATCCACGCCTGTTGTAATCTTCATTACTCAACGCCTGAATTGCTTTGGCTGTCCCCTCTATCTGGTGTGGTGCTAATTGTTGAGATACGTTTGCAGGAACCAATCCGGGATCTGCAACGGCTGTTCGCTCTGCTCTTGCGATGACGAGTTTTCCGCTAGCGTCCCGATTACGTCTGCTGTCAGTTCTTCCAGGCTGAACGCTAGATCCTGTTCTTCCTGGTTCAATTCCTGCTTTATTTCCTTCTGTTTGGGTGGCATCAATACCTCCTGCTTTTATTATATCTGGTTGTGTAGAAGTTTCAATAGGCTGATTATTCATGTTGTCGCGGAAGTTTCTGGCATCTTCCAGCGTATCAAACACGCCTAATGTTTTTTCGTTTGCTGAAATATTAAGTTCATCTGGAATATAAAGCTGATATTTGCCATCCGCTGTTGTCCTGATGTGTGTCTTTACTCTTGGCTGTGTCTGCTGCCCAAACAATGGTGTGCCTTCTGCGCCGCCTTCAACCCGCCTGCCTTCAATCGTAGGTAATTGATCACGCATATTGAATAGTGCATCCTGCGGTGCGATCTCCTGTGGTGCGAATGTTTCTGCCTGCGCTCTCTGCGCTGTGCCACTCAACAACGGTAAATCTTCTCCGCTTTTGTCGAAGAAACCTTCCTGTCGCGGCCGGCCTGTGAACATATTCTCCGGTGGCGTAGGCTCTGGTAATTTTGTTACCTGTAATTCAGGATAATCAGCCAACACTTCTGGCGGTACTTCTTTGCCAGCTTTGATCGCTGCTTCAACTGATCTCATGTGATTTATTCCTGCATTGTACAAATAATTTGCAGGGATTTCGGGATTAGCTTCTTTGAGAAAATCCAGAAACGCTTGTTTTGTTACCAGATATTCCTTATTTTGTTTTATTTTCTGTTTATCAGTTAGTGGCTTTGCGGATGTTTTTGGTTGTGTTATTTTATTCTTTGCGTCTGCCAATACACCTTCGAGTTCTGCTCTTGGTATCGGTACTAAATCTGTTCTGGTGTGGTATCCTGCGAATTGACCATTTATGTCCAGACTGCCAACACGATTGCTGCCCAATCCACTACCACCACGCATCTGAATAACCTGACCATCTTTGGACCAAAACCAATCACCAAAAGTGTAAAGCTCTTTTGTCGGGATCTCTGCCTGTGATCTTGCCATTTCTTCTTCGAAACCTGGTCTTACTACTGGCTTATCGTATATCTTGTCCAGTTCATCTACGATCGCTTTGTGCTTTTCGTAGTTTCGTTTCAGGACTTCCAGATATTCAGGACTGATCTTCTTACCGTTGATTGTGCCTGACATCAAATACAATCGTTCCTCATTCATGGTGTCTTTGAGTTTGATGTACTCTGCCCAGTCTAATGGAGGTTTCGTGCTGGCATTGGTAATTTCTTCCAGCTTATCACCTGCCAACCATTCATCGAACACTTTCTTTACATTCGCATCCAGCTTTATATCAATCCGGCTGCCTGCAATCTTGTTGTAGATTTCTGTCATCCATTTCTTGAATGCAATAAATACCTCTGTGAGTGACGGTATTGATGACTTGCCTTCTGCCATGTATCGTTCGAATGCGGTTGAAAGTATCTCTGACTCTAGCGGATGCGCCAATGGATCTTGGTTCCAATCATCGCCAATGTTGGATTTCCAATCATCTTTGACATTGAATTTATCGCGCAATTCTTTTGGTAGATCACTGGATTTCAATCCCTGAATGTAGGTTCGTACCAGGTCACTATGTTGCTGGCTCATCTGTGGTGTGTACACATGGACAACTTCATGGATAATGGTGGAAACATCTGCACTTTCAAACAGGTGCATGATCGCCAACCCGTCCTCTGCCCACCTGGTGGCTCCGCGTTTCTGCTGGAATAATGCCTGACCCTGCGACATTACTGCATCGCGCATTTCGGGTGTGACATCGAAGGCGTGTACTTTCTGTGTAGTTTGGGTTGTATTGTCAACTGTTATTACATGCAATGGTTCTTTGTGTGTCTGCATGTAACCTTGTGCTTCATCTTCAAATTCAAATTCAGCAACAATATCCCAATCTCTCTGCGGAACATTTTGGTAAGTATCGTCTGTGATTATTTGATATTTAGTTCTTACTTTTGTGTCAGTGGGTATTTGAATTTCTTTTAGTTCGCTATTCCACTTCTTGATGTACTTCTTCACTTTGTTTGGAATTTTTTCATCGTAGAAATTCCGCATGCCTGCGCCACCTACTTTGAGATCATCGCCTTCCCAATAACCAATCCCATCTTCATTTGTGATAATTTTATTTGCAAGTTCTTTGCCTACTACATCTGGCAATTGTTCAGCCCGAAATGATTGATCAATCACCGCATGACTTTTATCTAATGAGATTGCCATTATTCTATAAGTGCC